CCACTTAAGGAAAAAGACCATGCATTCAAAAGACGTAATTTTAAAAGCCGCTAAATCTTACAACGATAAATGCGCTGCTGCTGCAAAGGCAATTACAGATTTAAGCCCTATGGCTGCTAATCGTGCTTCAGATATTGTTATTGCTGACCGCATCCAACGGCAGGGAGATGTTTTAAATACACTGGCATCTGTTATGCGGGGTTTGCGCGATGCAAATGTTTCAGCAACAGAGCGCCAATATTTTCACATCTGCGAAATAGCGATTGCTGGTGCAATGGATGAAATTTCAAAAAAGCACTTAGCTGCAACTTTGAAGCGCCTTAATAAATAAACCAACGGGGGCTTCGGCCCCCACCCACCAGAGGCCAAGCCTCGCCAATACGGAGACGTAAAATGATTTTAACTGACGAAATACGAAATGACATGGCTACTAAAGGCTATGTTTATTATCGAGACACCCGAAACTATCTTGCACAAAGTGGCTTTCGCAAGCAGTGTCGCAACATAAAGGGTGAAGATTATAGCAAGCTGATTTTTGATGTAGATGCCTATAAAGCGCATGGACACGGCAGCAAATTATAAACACCAAGTGGGGGATATTTCCCCCACCCACAGAGGCCCAGCTTCGCCACAAAGGAAACACAATGACACCCCGCGAAAGAAACCTAACAATTATTGACCACATCGCATCAGATTATGGATATGATAGGCACGACATTCTTGGGCCGCGACGGTTTAAGGTGCTGGTCGAAATACGCCACGAATGTATAAAGTTTTTCCGTGAGCAAGGCTTTAGCACTCCCGAAATCGGTCGCATAATGCGCCGCGACCATAGCACCATCGTTCATGCCCTGCAAAAGATGGCAAAAACGGAAGCAGCACAATGAAACCATCAGACCTAAAGACAGCAAGAAATTATCTTGGCTACAGCCTAAACGACATGGCCGACGCATTGCGCCTGTCACCAACAACGGGTGCGACCACCTTACGCAAGATGGAAGCTGGCAAGGTAAACATCACTGGGCCTATTTCCGTTGCTGTCGATGCCATGCTAAAGGGTTATGACCCCTTTGAAGACGAAAACGATGATGACTGCCACGGACTATATGACCGACCTGATACGCTATAAGGGAAGCACGGTTAAGGATAAGGCGTCGCTGCTTGCCAAATGGCGGAAGCATGAATGGTCAAATGACGCAATGCGGCAATGGGCTAACTGGCAATGGAAAAATATGGTTGGTTAATTATGCGACAGTTGCCAAAATGATAAAGGTTATATAACAAGTGGCAATGACCAACCCAAAAATTGAACAGCGCCTTGTCGCTGACCTAATTCCTTATGCCGCAAACAGCCGCACACATTCTGATGCCCAAGTCGCCCAGATAGCGGCAAGCATAAAAGAGTTTGGCTGGACTAACCCAATTCTAATTGATGGCGATAACACCATCATTGCAGGGCATGGCCGATTATTGGCCGCACGAAAACTGGGCTTAGACACAGTCCCAGCCATTATCCTTGACCACCTGACCAAGGCACAGCAACGCGCCCTTGTGATAGCCGATAACCAGCTTGCCCTAAACGCAGGGTGGGACATGGATATGCTGAAGGCAGAGATTGAAGACCTCAACTTAGAGAACTTCGATATTAACCTACTGGGCTTTGACGAAAAGTTTCTTGATGGATTGCTGGAGCCAGAGCCAACGGAAGGGCTTACCGACGAAGACGCTGTTCCTGAAGTGCCTGAAACACCAAAGACCGTGCTTGGTGACGTTTGGGTGCTGGGCAACCATCGGTTGATGTGCGGGGATAGCACCAGCATTGATGCCGTCGATAAGCTAATGAATGGCACAAAGGCCGATATGGTGTTTACCGACCCGCCTTATAACGTGGCGTTCAACGGGCGGAGCGGAAAGCATGATGTCATTAAGAACGATGACTTGCCAAAGGTTGAGTTTGAGCAATTTATCAGTGAAGTCTGCAATGTTATTCGTGTCATAGACCCAAAGGTATATTACATCTGGTGCAACTGGAATTTTTACAGCGTTCTGCAAGGCCAGTTGCCATACAAAGCCTGTATCGTTTGGGCAAAGAACGTTTTCGGCATGGGCAATGGCTATCGTCACCAGCATGAGTTTTGCTTGTTTAATGGCAAAATTGATGAGGTAATAAAAAACGAAAGCGACCTTTGGGAAATTAAAAAAGACAGCAAATATGTTCACCCTACACAAAAGCCAGTCGCACTTTCGGTTCGTGCATTTGGGAACCATGTAAAGCTGCTTAATGTTTTAGACCTTTTTGGCGGCAGTGGCTCAACGCTAATTGGAGCGGAGCAAACAGGGCGTAATGCGTTTGTTATGGAACTAGACCCCAAATACTGTGACGTAATTATCAAGCGTTGGCAGGACTTTACTGGTAAGAAGGCCGTTCACGCAGAAACAGGGGAAGCCTTCGATGGCTGATGTTAAACTGACCGCAAAGCAAGAAGCATTCTGCCAAGGCATAGCTGATGGGCTAGGCCAAGCAGACGCTTATCGCATGGCATATGACGCTGAAGGCATGAAGGATAACACCATTTATTCCAAAGCGTCTGTGCTTATGAGTGACGGAAAGGTTACGGCAAGGGTTGCGGAATTGAAAGCACAGGTTGCCGAAAAGCAATTATGGACACGCGAAATGTCCGTTAAGGGCTTAATGAGCGCCTATAGGATTGCACTGGAAGCCAAGGCATCAACGGGCATGACGGCTGCTGTCAAAGAACTAAACATCATGCACGGCTATAACGAACCGACCAAGCTGGCTGTAAATATGCACTTCAAGCCTATTACGGACGAAGATTGGCTTTGACCTTCACGCCCAGCCAAAAGGATTTCATATACAGCACAGACCCATTCCCTGCGTTCGTCGGTGGTTTTGGTTCTGGGAAGACTGCTGCGGGTATCGCACGGCTTATGCGCTTAAAGCGTTATTGCCCGTATCAGGATGTGGCATATTACCTCCCGACCTATCCGCTGATTGAAGACATCGCCTTCCAACGCTTTCCCGCTTTGTTTGAGCGCAACAACATCCCATTCAAGCTGAACCAGCAAAAGGCGGTGCTGGAAACAGAACTGGGCAGAATTATTTTCCGCAACATGGAACAACCTGACCGCATCGTCGGTTACGAAGTTGCCCATAGCGTTGTCGATGAGCTTGATACACTGCCCATTGAAAAGGCACGGGCTGTCTGGAACAAGATTATCGCCCGTAACCGCCAGAAGGCATTTACCATCAGTGGCAAGCCTGTCCGCAATACTGTCGGCGTTGCCACCACGCCTGAAGGCTTCCGCTTTGTCTATGACAGATGGGTAAAGAACAAGGCTGAAGGCTATTCGCTGTATAAGGCCAAAACATCCGATAACGCTGCGAACCTTCCGCCTGATTACATACAGAACCTACAGAACAGCTATTCGTCCAGCTTATTGGCCGCATATCTGGATGGCGAGTTTGTCAACCTGACGGCTGGCAGCATATACCCAGAGTTTGACCGCAAGCTTAACATCACCTTTGCGACCATCGAAAACCGCGAACCGCTGCACATAGGCGTTGACTTCAACGTCAACAATATGAGCGCAGTGGTATGCGTGATACGCAATAATGACCCGCTGGCATTGGATGAATTGTCAGGTGTGCGCGATACGCCAACGCTGATACGAATATTGCAGGAACGCTTTGCTGGTCACCAGATAACAGTTTACCCAGATGCCTCTGGCGGCGCGACTAAAAGCGTCAACGCCAGCCTGTCTGATATAACGCTTTTGCGCTCGGCTGGCTTCACGGTATTGGCAAATAGTAAAAACCCTGCGGTCAAAGATAGGGTGATGGCAATGAACCAGATGATTTACAGTCAAGGCAAGCGTAGGCTGCTGGTAAACCCTGACAAATGCCCCAATGTTATTGAGGGTCTGGAGCGCCAAGCATACGCAAAAAATGGTGAGCCAGATAAATCAAGCGGCTTTGACCATTTGAATGATGCTATCGGCTATTTTATTGCATATAAATATGCTATCGGTAGAGGAACGGTTTCCTTTGCTCAAATTTCTGGGGTGTAAATGTCTGTCTCCAACACCAACACCGAATATGACGCCAACCGCTTTAAATGGAAGCGTTGCCGCGATGTCATTTCTGGTCGTGATGCTTTAATCCAGAACTATGTGAGCAATACACGCTACACTGGAAGCCTCTACAACCCGTCATTCGACACCAACAACTATCTGCCACGGCTCACAGGCCAGACGGATGTTGAATATATCACTTATCAGGAACGTGCTGCTTTCTTTAACGCCAGCGCACGAACCTTAGACGCCTTTACGGGCATGATATTCTCTAAAGACCCAGTCTATAAGCTGCCTACCGCCATTGAGCCTTACGCTAATGATATTACGCTTGGCGGCGACAATCTGCGTGAGTTTGCAGAACAGGTTGTGGAGCAGCAGATTGCCGTTGGTCGTGTTGGCATCATGGTCGATTACCCAGCCAATGCGCCGACTAACATCACGATTGCTGCAGCGGAAGCCTTAAACATCCGCCCGTTCTTGCGTTATTACACAGCCGAAAGCATCATCAACTGGCGCACAAGCTACATTAACGGCGCACAGGTGCTGACGCTTGTTGTTCTTAAAGAAACCATTGATGTGCAGGAAGATGAATTCACATCCAATCAGGTTGTGCAATATCGGGTGCTTGACCTTACGGAACAGGGCTATCGCGTTCGCGTGATGGACGATAACAACGCACTGAAAAGCGAAACGTATCCAATACAGAACGGTGGCCCGTTGTCGTATATTCCGTTCGTTATCCTTGGGGCCAGCAGCGCGACTGCCACAGTGCAGAAGCCGCCATTGCTTGACTTGGTGGACACAAACCTTGCCCACTATCGCAACAGCGCCGATTATGAGCATGGCTTGCACTTCACAGGCTTGCCTACCCCATATGTTGCGGGTGTCCAGCTTCCAGAGGGCGCAACCCTTGCTGTTGGCTCAATGAGCGCATGGATATTCCCTGACCCAGCCGCAAACGCTGGCTACCTTGAATTTAAGGGCGATGGCCTGAAGACGCTGCGGGAAGCACTGAAAGACAAAGAGCAACGCATGGCTGTGTTGGGCGCACGGATGCTTGCCGACGATAAGCGCACCGCTGAAGCCTTTGGCACGGTCGAATTAAAGACTGCTGGCGAACGCTCCATCCTTGCTTCAATTAGCCGCTCGGCATCCGACGCTATGACACGGGTGCTTAACTGGATGGCTGAATGGGTAGGCGCACCGCAGGACGTTGAGTTTGACCTAAACACAGACTTTGGCGCAGCGCGTATGGCTCCACAGATGGTTACAGCATTGCTTGGTGCATACCAAGGCGATGCAATGCCGCTTTCGGTATTGTTTGATAACTTCCAGCGTGGCGAACTTATTGCGCCAAGCATGGAGTTTGAAGAATACGAAGCGCAGTTGGCCGACAAAGGCCCATCCTTCGCAGATGATATGTCACAAGATAACAATGGTGACAGTAACGATGCTGAAGAACAAACATTGATTGCCAGCATCCGTCAGAGGCTTGGACTGTAAATGGCTATAAGCGCAGAAATCATTGACCTGCTAATAGAGGCTGTCGCTGGGTTAAATCAGCGCGTCGATGATGCATTATCAAGAACAATGATATCAGGGCCGCAAGGTGAAACTGGCCCACAAGGTGAACGGGGCGAAGATGCACCTCCTGTTACTGACGAACAAATCAAAGCTGCTGCTGTCGCTTGGTTGCAAGACAACATATCGCAGCCAGCCGACGGTGTTGACGGACAAGACGGACAGCAAGGCCCAGAAGGTCGCCCACCAACGGATGAGGAGATACAACTTGCCGTCGATGTCTGGTTTGAAATTAACCGCGCTTCACTGGTTGGCCCTGCTGGAAGCAATGGCCGCGATGGTGCTGATGGTCGGAATGGTCGGGATGGTAGCAATGGTCGGGACGGTGCTGCTGGTGCTGCTGGTTCCGACGGCGTTGGTGTGGCACTGGTGGAACAGCGCGACGATACGTCTTTCTACATAACGCTGACAGACGGGCAAGAGTTTCAGATTAAATTGCCTAAGCCTAAAACTAGTGGATTTTACGGCGGCGGTGGTGGCGGCGGTGCAAAGAAGTTGTCGGAATTGACAGATGTTTCAATTACAGGTGTTTCTGACTTTGATGTCTTGCAGTATGATGCCGCAACATCATTATGGAAAAATGGCGCTGGCATTTTTGACGGCGGAACATATTAAAGATTAACCCAGCTATATAGCAAAAAAGGGATGCCACATGGCGTTGATGAAGTTTAAGCGCAGCGCGGTTCAATCCAAGGTTCCAAATGTTGCAGACCTTGCTTTGGGCGAAATTGCTATCAATACTTATGATGGCAAACTGTTCCTTAAAAAAGATAATGGCACTGAAAGCATTGTCGAAATCGGCAGCGGCGGCGGCGGCGG